GGATAAAGGTTATATCAATGGTAGTGATTTGTTGCTGATGGTTGGCGGCAAAGCTGTGGGACACTGCACAAGTCACACACTGACTTTTAACAGCGAAACCAAAGACCGCGCTGTTAAGCCGGCTGCAAGCGCAGCAAAAAGTAGTGGGCTTTGGAAAGGCAAGGGAGTTACGGGCCTTAGTATCTCAATCAGCGCAGAGGGTTTGCGCTTCTACGACGAAACCGAGAACGGACACGAACAGATTGCACCGCTTTGGGGTAAGGGCGACAGCGTGGAAGTTAAGGCGTTTAAGCGTGGCGGCGACACGACCCCATACGTAGCAGGTAAATTCGTTATTGCGTCGCTTGAGGAAACAAGTCCAGCGCAGGACGATGCAACTTATAGCGTAAGTTTAGAGAATGACGGCGAGCCGGACACCTATCCTGGAAAAGAAACCACCTCGGAAGCATAAATAGATATGAAAAAAGTAGAAATCATTATTAATGGTAAGGCATACCCCTGTCGCCAAACGATGGGGGCTATGCTTCGTTTCAAGCAGGAAACTGGCAAGGAAGTAACCGATATTGAACCGGGAAGCCTCACAGACCTTTGCGCGTTTATTTGGTGCTGCATTGTGTCGGCTTGTAAGTCCGACGGTGTGGAGTTCAATTTGTCGTTAATGGATTTTGCCGACAGCATAGGCCCCGACGAAATGCAAGCGTGGAGCGATAGCACGACCGCTGAGGCGCAGGATAGCGGCGGCGAAGAAAAAAAAACGAAATAGCCATCTATGAGATATTGGGCATTGCTTTGGGCTGCATACATCTTTCGTATGATGATTTTTGCCGTTTGACACCTATAGAGTTTGAACACATCTATAGGGAGTTCAAAGATAAGCAGGATGCAGACTACAAAAATGAATGGGAGCGTATGCGAATGCTTGCGGCGATAGTAATACAACCGCATCTAAAACAAAAAGTAACACCGAAGAAACTTTTACCGTTTCCGTGGGAGAGCGCAACAAAAAAGCGGCAAAGCAAAGCCCAACAACTCACAGCCGCCGAGAGCCTGAAAAGGTTTGAGGAATTAGCAAAGAGAATAGAGGTTAAAGACCGTCGTTAATAATACTATCTTCGCAGCCGTCAATAAACCGGCTAATAGCAATGATGAGCGTAGCAAAGAAAACGCATCCTGATACAACGGTAACGCCGGGATTGCTGGCAATATAAGCCGCAGCCATTACGAGTAATGACAGCAGGGCAACAACGCCCAAAATCGGTTTATTGCTTTTCGTTTTCATACGCAAATTCCTTGTTTCTGATGCAAAGATAAGAATAAATTTTGAAATGAGTAAGTAAGTAACGCAAAAAAATGGCAAAAGAAATAAAATTTAACGTTCGATTGTCTGTTGACGGCAAAGAGCAATTAGTTACGGCGACCACATCCGTAGCCGATTTGCGGCACGTTATGGAGAGGGCAAAAGGTAGCGCGGGGCAGTTACGCGATACCTTGTTGACTTATACCCAGACCGTACAGGCGATGCAGAATGTTACTAACGCCGTTTCGCAACTTACTAACACACTTAACAGCGTTACCGAGGAAAGCCGCACGTTTGGCGCGGCAATGAAAGCCGCTAACACGATGGCGGGGAAAGATGCCGCCGGCTTTGTAAAACTCAAAAGCCAGGTAGCCGAACTTTCCGAAACTATACCGATGGCCCGCGACCAACTGGCTAACGGTTTATATCAGGTAATTAGTAATGGCGTCCCGGAAGATAATTGGATTTCCTATTTAGAGAAATCGGCACGGTCAGCCGTCGGCGGCATTGCAGATGTCGGCGAGGTTGTAAAGGTTACATCTACTATTATAAAAAACTACGGTCTGGAATGGGATGCCGCCGGAGATATTCAGGATAAGATACAGCTTACAGCAAAGAACGGTGTAACGTCGTTTGAGCAGTTAGCCGCAGCCCTGCCAAGCGTTACAGGACAGGCGGCACAATTAGGCGTATCGTTTACCGAAATGCTTGCCGTCATGAGTACGTTAACAGGCGTAACCGGCAACACATCGGAAGTAGCCACGCAATTAGGTAGTGTTTTAACCGCACTAACAAAGGAAAGTAGCAAAAGTCAAAAGATGGCCGAGGCTATGGGAATTTCGTTTAATGCCGCAAGTATCAAAGCGGCTGGCGGTTTGCGTAACTATTTGCAAGAATTAGATAAAACCGTTACGGCTTATGCCGCAAAGAGCGGAGAGTTAAAGGAATCCATATACAGTAAGTTGTTTGGACGCGCCGAGGCTTTGCGTTTGGTTAACGCACTTACCGGGCAGCTTGCAGAGAAATACGACGAGAATATAGCCGCATTGCAAAGCAGTGAGGGCACAATGGATGCCGCATACGAAAATATGGCGAGTACCGGTGCGTCGAAATTACAGATGCTGAAAAATGAGTGGGGCAAATATACGGATTGGATTGCCGACAAAGTAGGCGGTATTCAGCCGTTATTGAATTTTGGTTCACAATTAGGCTTGACAACGGTTTCTGTACTTACTCTTGTTGAGGCATTCAAGAAACTACACATATTGCAGTCGCTAATGTCTAAAAGGGTGTTTCAGAGCATTGCGGCATACGCTTTATTTGGAACGAACACAAGAAAGGTTGCAGCGGCGGTTAATGTAATGTCGCAGTCTTTCCGTAGTGCACAAACGCAGGCTATTGCTTTGAAGATTGCCATACGTGGATTGATGGCGGCAACCGTTGTTGGGCTTGCTTTGACGGCGTTAGGCGTAGTTCTGGGAAAGCTGATAGGGGCGTTTGATAAAACAAAAGATGCCGCGTCAGATGCAGCTGGAGGCATTGACGATTTAGGTAAATCTGCCGACACGGTGCAAGAAGCATACGACAATACTTTATCCTCTACTTATTCTGACTTGATGGGTAAGTACGAGCAGTTAAAGCAGGGTTGGAAGTCGTTAAGTACAGAACAAGAAAAAATAGCGTGGATAAAAAACAACCAAACGGCGTTTAATGATTTACGGATAGAGATTAGTAATGTAACTGATGCCGAAAATATATTTAACGGCAATACTGATGCCGTAGTAGAGGCTTTCACACGCCGGGCAAAAGCCGCCGCACGTATGGCACAGCTTACAGAGTTGTACCGTAAACAAATCGAGTTGGCGGATGAGTATGCCCGTACTCAAACATCTATAAAAGATGATGCCGCCAGAAATGGCAGACACGCCGAGGCGGGCGATTTAGTCCCGGAGGGATGGCGTAGCGACCGTTATGGAAAGGTTGACAGGGATGGTAAATGGCGGTTTACCGAGCAGGGCGCAAAATTGTATAGTGGTATTGATGTTTCTTCGTCTGCATCGTTAAGAAGCATTGAGGGCAGAATGGACGCTAACGATGCAGAGATAAAAAAAGTTGAAGCCCAACTTGCCGCCGAGAATGCCGCCGCTAAAACTACGATTAAGCCCGGAACGCATAAGCCTACCACAACAAAAGACGATAAGAAAACCGATAAAAATACAAGCACAGAAAAAGTGCTTATCGAAAATGCCAAGACCTATAAGGATTTGGCGAATAATGTAGCGTATTACCAGCAAGAAATCGAGAAATGCGATATTACGGACACAGAACGTATAAAAACGTTGCTTAAAAGCAAAGTCGCAACAGAAAAAGCGACGCAGGCATTTAACGATATGGTAGAAGCCGCAGCCGTCCCAGCTGAATTAAAGACACTTGACGATTACGATAAGAAACTGCAACATCTACGAAAGAAAAAGGCAGCCGCCAACAAAGAGGCTATCGCGGGACTTGATGCCGAGATAGAAAAGACGGAAACCGCCCGCCAAGCGTTAGAGGATGAAAGTATAGCCGCGTTAAAGAAAGATGAAATAAAGACCTACGACCAGTTAAGCAAGAAACTTGCATACTATAATCGTTTGCTTAATAACGGCGATAAAGCGCAAAGAGAGTTTGCACAAAAAGGTATTAATGAACTGAATAAGTTACAGGAGGCGTGGGATTTAGCGTTAGAGGAAACCAAACTACCGACAACGACAAATACCGTTAAGGACATAGACACGGCAATATCATTCTATACGGAAAGGCAGCAAAGGGAAGATGCCGACCAGATACAAAAGACACAGGTAATTATCGACCAACTGACAGCCAAGAAAAAGACATTGCAGTTAGGTATCGAATTGCCACAGATGCAACGCGAGATAGCCGAAATCGACGCGCTGACTGGCAAGGAACGTACCCTAAAGATTAGGGGTATAGGTTTTGACGAATTGACAAATAAGATTAAGGAGTTAAACAAACTTCTTAACAACAAGCAAAACCCAGTAACGGAAAAACAGCGAAATGAAATAGAAAGCATGATTGCCACTTATGAAAAGTGGCGTAAACAATCTATTTCATCATTCGATACCGCTAAAAGCGGTTGGGAGGGTATTAAGGGTATTGGCGGCAGCATACAGAGTATTACCGACGCTTTAGAGGGCAACGGCAACGCCTGGCAGACTGTTACGGCAATTATTGACGGTTTTATATCGCTTTACGAGAGCATCCAAGCCATCGTAGGCATTATTAACCTACTGACAGCAGCAAGCACCGCCCACACAGCCGCCAAGACCGCAGAGGGCGCAGCCACAGGAGTAGCAGCCGGTGCAACCGTAGCGGCAGCAACAACAGAGGAAGCCGCAGCAGCAGCAACAATCCCGGTTATCATAGCCAACAAAGCCGCAACAGCAAGTTATATGGAACTTGCGAGCGCAATGTATTTTGCAGCACACGCATCTATACCATTTGCGGGCTTTGGCATTGCCGCAGGTTTCGTAAGTGCCGCTACTGCAATGGTACAGGCTATCGGGGTTATGCCGTTTGCCAAAGGCGGCGTAGTGAGCGGCCCCACGTTGGCACTTGTCGGCGAGTATGCCGGAGCGACAAACAACCCCGAAGTTATTGCGCCGCTTGATAAGTTGCGCAGTATGATACAACCGATGGGCGGCGTAGGCGGCAAAGTACGGTTTGAGATAGACGGAAGAAAGTTAGTTGGAGTGATTGCCAACGAAACGAGAATTAGCAGTAAATCCGGCAAACGGACAAACATAAAAGTTTAGCGATTATGTATATATACGGTAGTTTTGTAAATCAACAGGGCGATACAATAACGGTGCATATCGTTACCAACGCCGACCGTGCCAACAGCGTGGAAGTTGGCACGAAGTCGGCGGGCATATTCTTTACCGATGACCCGGTAGAGATTAACAGCGAGGTAAACGATACATTCGACCACCTATTACGTCAAAGTGCATCTATAAAATTGCTTACACGCGATTTTATAGCCGATTTCTTTTGCACATCGTGTCGTGATGCCGTAGTAAATATATATCGCGACGGCGTTTGCTTGTTTGCCGGATTTATAGAACCGCAGACATACAGCCAACCTTATAACGAGGTGTACGACGAAGTGGAATTGAATTGCATAGACACACTTTCGGCTTTGCAGTATTCCAAGTATAAGAACGTCGGCAGTTTGGGCGTACTCTACAACATCGTTAAAGCCGATGCCGGGCAACGCACATTCTACGAGGTTGTAACCGAAATTTTGAACGGTATAACACAAGGTATTGACATTGTGGGCGGGCAGTCTATCCGTTATTTGTATGATGGAAGCAAGGCCATTAACAAGCAGAGCGGCAACCGTTATATTATCTTTAAGCAGCTTGCAATATCTGAGTTACTATTTTTAGGTGATGAAGAAGATGATGTTTGGCAACAGGACGAGGTATTAGAAGAAATTTTGCGTTATCTGAATCTGCATATAGTTCAGGACGGCTTAACATTCTATATCTTTTCGTGGGAAACAGCCAAAGCCAACACATCTATATCGTGGCGAAATATCGTAAACGGCCAAGTGGCAACGCTTTTTCGGAAAGCCGTAACGATTGAAACTGCCATTGCCGCCGATTGCGACACAACGATAAGCATTGGCGAGGTTTACAACCAACTACTACTAACGTGCAAGGTTGAGGAAATAAAAAGCATCATTGAAAGTCCATTGGACGATGATTTGTTAGCGTCGCCATACGCTAATAAACAAAAGTATTGTACCGAGTATTCGGCAGACGGTGAGGGCAAAACAGCGTATAACGCTTTTAAGAAAATGACCCATGACGAAAAGACAGATTACGGCGGCGGTGCTATTGTTGATTGGTTTGTGCAAGTGATGGCAAACAGCCAGTGGATTTTCCCCAAGAACGGCGACCAATCCAACGACCTTATAGCAACCTATTGCAAGAACAATGCCAACCAACAGGCTTTGCCAAACTGGTTGGGAACAAACCCAGGCGCAGCAATTATCAGCATTGGCAGCGTGGAAATGAATACCGCCAACGACGATAATAGTCCAACGTCTAAGGTCAATATGATTAATTATTTGGTGGTGAGTATAAACGGCAACGGAAAAGACGGAGAAAACGAGTTTTACCCGGATGCCGCCGATATTCAGGCAAACATACCCTACGCCGTCTATAACGGTAATAGCGCGGGAGGTACATTTTCGCCCGCCGATGATGACACTACTAATTACATCGTATTATCGGGTAAGATTGTACTTAACCCGCTTATGGAAATGACAGCCCCCTATAAGGAGTTGCACAACGATAGCGATTGGAAAGGCGACCAAATACCGTTTATCAAGTATTGGCATAAGACCGTACCCAGCCGCACAAATGGCGATGGCAGATATTACACACGCCAATACTGGAGAGCTACAACACCGGCGGAAGATGCCGTTTGGGATAGCGGCACAGATTACGGATTGATACCGTTTACCGGCAAAGGCCCTGAATGGTACGAATTTAAGTATAGCGCAATAGGAGACAGAACCGACACCATTTCAAAGATTGCGGTTTTGGCTTGTATGCTGATTATAGGCGATAAATGCGTAGTGGAGAGTGGCACAGACGGACAAACGACCGATTTTGTTTGGAAGAAATATAAGACGCTTGCAGAATGTAGTAGCGAAGATGAGTATTACCAACAATGCTTTACAATCGGCTTTGACCCTAAAATAGGTGACAAATTGATAGGCGTAGAATTTGATTTACAGAACAACATTAGTTATACTTTGGGTATTGATGCCGAGGGTATAGCCATACCAATAAAGAAAAGCGACAAGGTGAGCGGGCAGGTTAAGTTTATGATATTAGGCCCGGTTAATACGGTGTGGGATGAAATTACACGCCGACACCCTACGTTTTTCCGGCATACGAAATGGTATAGCAAAAGTGTACCATTATTGGCACACGTTAGCAATATTATGATTAAGCAGTTTGAAGTCAAGGTTTACAGTGATAACGGACTGATTAGCAACACAGGCGATAACGATATTATCTATATGAGTGATACCCGTGAAGAGTTCACGAACAAGAAAGACGATTTGGAGTTTAAGATAAATTCGGCATTGACGGCGGCAGAGTGCCAGGCTTTAGGCGTTACCAACACCGTGAAACTTTCAACACCTCTAAACACAGCGACCGCCGAAGCGGTGTTGAGCATATACGACTACACCAGAGGCGTACAGGCGAAACCCGAACAAATCTATGTGGATAGTTACTATTCTGAATATCATTTGCCCCGCATATTGATGGAACAAAAATTAGTAGATGCAAACGGCATTATAGGACTTTTTAACCACTACACGCACCCCGCTTTGAATAAGGCGTTTTTCGTTCAGGGAATTAGTCGAAATCTGATTGAGGGACGCGCAGATTTAACGATAAAGGAGATTGGCGAATGATTGACATAAAACTGATAAAGAAGCCGAAAGGCACCAGCACCGGCGGTACGACCCATATAGGTGGCGGTTATAGTAGCGGAGTGGCAGAGGAAGCCCGGCACGCTATTAAGGCAGACCGTGCCGCATACGCCGACCTTGCGGAGTATGCCAACCGTGCGGGCTATTCCTCACGCGCCGCATACGCTGATATAGCGGGCGATTTGGCAGAAGATAGCCCGGTGTTTGAACGCTTTTTAAGCAGGCTTGAAGATGATGTAGCAGCCGGTAATATCACTTTCCAACAAGCGATATACGTTTTAGGTGTAGCCGTGTTCAGAGGTGACGCACAATTTGGTACATTCGTTAAGTCGCTTTACGCCGGTAGCGGCGCAGGAATTGACAAAGACGGAAACGCAGAGTTTGAGAGTGTCAGAGTACGCACATACTTTGAAGCCGTTGAACTTATCATTAACCGATTATCCGCTATCGAGGGCGACCAATTATTAACCGAAGCCGACACAATAGACAGCGTGGACGATTTGGGAAATAATTGCTACGGATTGCACCTGCACCGTAAATGGGATGGGTACTTTACGGCGCAGGCTGTAAATAACGTGCTGAAAGGCATTATTAATAATTTGGGTGCAACGGCTTTAGGCATGACAACGCCCGAAACTAACGCCGCCCTATATACAAGTTGGATGCGTGTAAACAGTGTAAACACCGCTAACAACTACATCGAGGTTACACTATATCCAGGAGCGGAAACACCGGCAGGGCAAAATTTCCCACCGTGTGAATTGATGAAGATTGCACGTTGGGGCAACCAAACAGACGAGAGCCGCCAAAGCTGCATCTACCTTTCAAGCACAGAAGGGCGCATAGTAAAACTTACAGGCGTGACGAAACCGATTATCGACCAATCCAATTACGGCGCGGTTTTCGGAACTTTGCCCGATTTCATCAAGACCCTAACAGATAGCGACGGCAATTTATTACCTATCCGCGAGGGATTGGATTATATGTATATTCCCGGCATTGTCACCCAAGACATCATTAGAATAGATTGGAAAGGCAACCCTGTCGTTACCTACGTGGATAGGGGGCAGTGGAGCGCGGCAGAAAAATATTACTGCAAGAGCATAAACCCTGATACCGGCGAATATGAAACAAGCGATATTTGGTATATGGGTTGTAAGTACAGATGCCAAAAGAATTTAACCACGACCGCCCCCGCATGGAACAACACCGATTGGGCGATGATTGAGGGCAACCCCGCTTTTACGGTTGAGTTCAACGATACAGATGTGCTTTTCGACCCTGACCGTTTCGACATAACGCTAACGATTATCGCCAAACTCTACAACCAAGACGTAACCGCCGACATATTAGATGCCGATGTGCAATGGACGCGGTATAGCGAAGATGCCCACGGCGTGGAGCGTGTAGCGTCTGATAATGCGTGGGCGATTAAGAGAGCGGGCGCGGGCAAGTCTATACACCTGACACGTGACGATATAGATTTTAACGGTTATGTGCCTAAAGTGGTACGTTTTACGGCTACCGTCGTACTACGTGACGGAATGACCGGTAAGGAGACAGCCGCAGATAAAGCAACATTTGAGTATTAACAACATAAGGCAATAAATATGAAAACAAAAAGATTTGATTTCAACTATAAGCCATTACAGATATATATCTGTTTGTCGGCTGATGGAAGTGTACCCGGAAAACAGAACTACGACGCAGATACTAACGAGTACACACCCGATTACACGCTGACACCTCTAACTATACAGCCCGCTATTAGCAGGTTGGATAAAGACGAGATTTTGGCGGCAGGACGCATTAACCAGAATTTGGCTAACGTGAAGTGGTATGAGATTATAGCCGGTGTGCGCACGTTGATAGAATCGAGTAATACCAATTACGAGATAGTAGCGAGTGGCGGTAACGCAGGACGCATTAAGGTAAAGAAAAATGCGCAGCCTCAACTACCTATTACGTTGGAGTTCTACGCAGAATATACCGACACACGCACCAATCAAATACACGTTATCCGTGAAACCTATCAAATAATTTGCGGCAACGCCACTACCTACATACCGCAGTTAGTATTAGATGCCGCCGACCAAACTATTTACAATCCGCTTTCAGACCCGGATAGTCAGACGGTACACGCAAGTTTGAAGTTAGGCGCGGACGAGTGCCCGACCGCTAACAGACTTTTTGTGTGGGATATTTTCCGCGATGATAATACGTGGACGGAAGTAGGCACAGATACCACGTTGGATTACGATGTTACCGTAGCCGCCGACGGCACAAGTTGCACGGTAAACCGTAGCTTGATGGGTAGTGAACTTTATTTGCGATGCCGCGCCAAGTATGACAAAGGCGGCAACCCAAGCGGCGTAATGCTCACAGACGCAAGCCCAACAAAGGTAGTATCGTTCATTCGGCGCATACCCAAATTTGAATATGACATTGCCGGTGTACCTACTGACATACCCGCTGGACTTTTAGCTGTTGCGCCCGAAGCGAAGATTTGGAACACCAACGGCCCAATAAACAACCCCGAAAAGGAACTTTTGCCGCTTTGGTACATTGCTACCAACAAAGCATCTGGCAGTTTAAGTTATTCGCAAATAGGACACGGAACTGCACCGATTTTGCCAACAAATGCAATGAGCGAAACATTAGGCGGCGTTTATGGGCTTGATGTTGTGGATTGCGGGCCTACGTGCGCGTGGGAAGATAGCGACGGCGCGGTATTCGTGGACGCTGACGATAACGTGATATTGATTAAGTAACTATTTCAAATAACATTAAAATTTAAATTTTATGGCACGGTACATTAAAGCAAATCCGAAAGTCGCAAAATTCCTAAATTTGGAAAGCGACCGTAACACCGTCAAGGACGGCAATTATTTACTTTGGCAAAGTGATATGTTGGCGTTTGGCCCACTTACGCAATTAGCCGATACATTAATACAGATTGGCGGTATTGCGCTTTTAGCGCATGAAGCCAGAGAGGAACAAGACGGCACAGTTACACGACCTTTGCCACAGGCAACCGATGAAAGGTTTGTGATGCCGCCCGTACCCACAGAGGAAACCACCGCCCCCGACACCGGCGACGATGCCAACAGCGATACAGACGAAAACGGTAGCAGTGACGGTAACGACACCGAAACAGAGGGCGGCAACGCCCAGCAGCCGGGAACTATCAACGAGGCAACCGAGAGCGAGAACAAAGACGATGTAGAAACCACAAAAGACAAATAAACTATGAGTAGTGCAAGCACAACCCGAACTATTAAATTTTTAAGCAAGGCGGGAACATATACAGCCGTTATTATGTGTCCTGACGGCGATTTGTACCAAGAATGGGAGGGTACGACTAATGATGTAACCAACATCTATCCGAACTTTGCCAACACGAAACCGCTACTTTATTTCGTGTGTACGAGTAGCCGCGTAGCCGAGGGCGTAGCAACCCCCGACGCAATGGACTACTATTTTAACGGTACAAAAATAACGTGGAACGGCGACACAAGCACCGGCACATTTGCGGGATTATTTAAAAAAGTAGCCCCAAGCGGCGATAACCTGTACTACGGTTTGCAGATATTGCAGAATATCGCGGCAGCAGCAGGATACGCGCCAGCAGTTATTAAGATGGTAGCCAAAATCTCTTATGGCACACAAAGCGATGAAATCCAAGCCGAATATAGCATACCAATTCAGCAGGCAACCGGAAGTAGTTACCGCGTTACGATTGCCGCAGGAGATAACAAGAATTTTGTTATTACCGAAAAGGGCGGTAGTTGTATCTTAAAGGCTATGGCGTATCAGAGTGGAAACACTCTGACGAAAGATTTAACCTACCAATGGGAAAAAATGGACGCAAGCGGCTGGACGGTACTTTCAGGAAAAACAGGGCAGACATTGACCGTGAACGCTGATGCTATAGATACATACGGTGAATATCGTGTAACCGTATTTAGGGGTAACGTAGAAATCGGTAAAGACATTCAAAGCGTCATGGACGCTTCCGACCCTTTTGATATTGACCCACATCCAAGCCCGGAAGATGAAGCAATAAGCGAGGACACCAACGGCAACGGTGAGGTTACATATACGCCTGTGGTAGTTAAGCGAGGTACAAACACAAAGGCGTTAGATACTACTTTTTATTTTGTGGTAAAAGACGCAGCAGGTGTTTACCTAAATAGTAGTTCAGACAGGACAACGGCGAAAGCAAGTTACAGCGTTACACGGGCGCATTGTCAACAGGCAGGCGGCGATGTCTCTATAACGATAACGGCAAAAGACTAAAAAGCGTATGAGTGGAAAACCAAGCACAACAAGAGTTGTAAAGTATATCCGCAGAGGTGTAGGAATTTCCTACACCGAAGTGGAATACGCGGATAGTACAAGCAACAAAACAGCACCCACAAATGGTTGGCAGACAAACGCCCCAGCATGGAAGAATGGGCATTTTATATGGCAGCGTATAAAATTTGTCTATTCTGACGGCGCGTATCAGTACAGCAGCCCGGTTTGTCTTTCGGGCGGTAAAGGTATTTCATCAATAACGGAATATTACCTTGCTACATCGGCATCGTCCGGCGTTACAACATCTACAAGCGGTTGGACTACGAGCGTACAGGCCATTACCGCCACAAAGAAATATCTTTGGAACTACGAGGTAGTGACCTATACCGATGGAAGCACTACCACGACAACGCCGGTAATTATCGGAGCGTATGGAGACAAGGGAATTAGTATTTCATCAATAACGGAATATTACCTTGCTACATCGGCATCGTCTGGCGTTACAACATCTACAAGCGGTTGGACTACGAGCGTACAGGCCATTACCGCCACAAAGAAATATCTTTGGAACTACGAGGTAGTGACCTATACCAATGGAAGCACTACCACGACAACGCCGGTAATTATCGGAGCGTATGGAGACAAGGGGGCGGACGCATATTCGCTTGACCTTGATAACGAAATGGATTCCGTGCCTTGCAATGTGCAGTTACAGACAAATTCCCCGTCCAATCAAGTGTACACTACGCTCACATTATATAAGGGTGCAACAGCTATCGACATGGGTACGCCTACTATTGTTAAGAGTTCAACGGCATTGGATGTGGAGCTTGATAGCGTTTCAGGGTATTCTAAACGATACAAGATTACAGTATATGACGCGGCAGGACTGACAGAAACAGTAACTTTTAAAATCTCCGTCTCGGGTGTAACTCGGAACGTGGTGTTTACTGTAAATAAGATTAAACCGGGTGTTGATGGAACGCCGGCTACAATATACCGCGTTGAGCCAAGCGTAACGGCGGTTAAAGTGTTAAAATCCGGCGTGGCAACTTCTGCCTATGTGACGTGTAAAAAGACCAAGCAGACGGGTAACAATACCCCCGCAGAAACTACGGACGGCTATTTGTGTGTGAGATTGTCAGGTAGCACTACTGATTTATCATATTCAGAACGCTATATTAATGCGGGTGTACCTGTAACCAATCAATCGAGCATTGAATTTATTTTGTATCGAAGCACTACAGATAAAACAGTGCTTGACCGTGAGACCGTACCGATAATTTCTGACGGTTCAGACGGTAAGCCTGGGGATAAGGGTGATGATGGCGCAGGCATTACCGCGATAAATTCCTACTACGCTATAAGCGCATTATTTTCCGGGGTGACACGCTTTAATATTTCGGGATGGGTAAAAGGTACGTTTCAGCAACCAACGCCGGACAATCCTTATGTGTGGAAATATACAGAAACAACATACACTAACGGAAAAGCGGCGACATATACAGATTGTGAACTAATATTCACATACCGCGCAGGAGTAAACCCAAATTTGCTTGAAGATACGGATTTTCGCGATGACGCGCACATGGGGGCCTGGGACGAGAAATTAGTTACTATTTGGCGAAATGGTGTCACGCCTGTGGGTGATTATAACGCAGGTATTATAGAGCAGAGTTTGCAAGGGCGTAACGCATTTAGAGGAGGCACACTGTATGCGAAAGACAAAATAGATTATAAAGAAATTTTACGGCAGCCCATTATAGCCAAACTACGCCCGTCAACGTGGTACACGCTATCATATTGGATGCAAAACGAACAAGATAGTTTGTTTTATACCCCTGTGACAAGTGCGGCATACGGTTTCAACGCTTATAAACTGTATCTAATGCAGGAACATAAGTATCGCTTTGCAATACAGGGCAAAGTGAGTACGGCGGCTATAAGCGCAGGAAAATCGCTAAGGGCATATATATACAAGGCTGATTGGAGTTGGAGTAAAAGCCTTGAAATAAAGACAACGGCAAGTAGCTCGGCAAGTATGGAAATTTCAGACGTGCCGGAAACAGGAGAATATCATATAAGTTTTTACGCATATCCGAATGTCAATAATACCGACGCTACGGTAACGATAGAACGTGCGCTTGTTCAAAATATATCAATGCACACTGCCGTGTATGTATATCCCGGCGTGATAGACGAATCTGTTAAAGGCTTTATAGACGGTGCAGAAAACACACTCCCAAGCGACGGCGCAACATATTACGGAAAAACTGACGGCTTTAAGTTTCATACTTTCACATTTAAGACTAAAAGCACGTTACCAAGTGAGGGGTATGTCTTATTCAGATTATGGCCTAACACCGTAATCGGTCGCGAAAGTGACGGGGCAACGGGAGGAATAGCCTACACTGATATTTGCATGATAAAACTTGAAGAGGGTATGATGGCAACGGGGTATGTAGCTAACGAAAAAAGCCTAATGGGTGACCGAGGCCCGATGTTACGAGGCCCCCAAGCGTGGAGCGATTGCGCCGTGGGCTATAAATTCCAAGCCGGGGGCAATGGCGATGAGTTTAAAGATGTTGTGTTATATAATGGAAATTATTATAGCTGCATAAAAAATCACGCCAAGACTGCAAACAATTATCCGACCAGTACAGCCGACACAAACAACGGCTATTGGAAGTTGGGGGATAAAATCGAATTAGTCGCCACTAAGATACTATTAGCTACATACGCATTAGTGAAAAACTTAGGCGTTGAGGCTATAGATATGAAAGACGCTAACGGTAATGTCATTTTTCAAGCTAAAGACGGCAATGTTATTTGCAAAAAAGGCATTTTTGAGAATGTGAATATTGCAGGTTATTTGTATAAGAAAAAAACGAAAATATCACAGAGTAACTTATCCGAATATACAACAACGGATATATTTAACACTCTTCAACTTGATTTATTAAAATCAGGGACATGGGTTGAATTTTCAAATTTATCAGAAGACGTTTATATAATGATGCCGTCAATATATCCTGATGTAACAGAATATACTGCTGCACAAAAGGAGACAGTAAGAAGTATGATAGGAAATACCGTTTTAATAAATAATATAAGTGACAAAATAATAGCTATAACAGGCAACATAAAAAGCAAAGAGGATGGCAGTAGCGTATCTGTATCTGTCCAAGCAAACCAGTTTATAAGTCTTGAATGCAAGGCGACTGTAACAAATGGCTATGAAGATATATATTGGCTTTATAAAAAAGGCAAGATAAGATAATAACTAAATAATTTAATATAAAAAATAATGGCAGTAAAGAAAACAAAAAGATTGAACGTACAGACAACGGTAACAACTATTAACAGTACCGACAAGTTCCCAGTTACCGATGCAAACGGTAAAGTTACATTAGTGTCGCTTGCAACGCTCAAAGCGTCTATATTAAACGGCATGAATCTAAACGGTATATACGATGGTGTCTTTGTTATGTACCACCGTAAAAGTGATAATTTCCCATTGATGGTTAAACCGCACAAATGGACGAATTTGCAAAGTAGCGGTGAAATTGCCGACGGCGTGGTGGTCGTAGAGGGCGGCAAAATATTGGTAGTTGCTCCCACTGAGGCAACGAGCAAATTAACGTGGAGCAGTGCAGCTGTGAGTGGCGGCGGTACAACTACTACAGACCGCGTAACAGCTATGAACGATTGGAACGGCAAGGCAAACACAGCCGCGCAAATCGCAAAAAGTTCAAGTGCCGCAGTAACAAATACAGCATCATACGCACCCGGTTTTTGTCATTTGTATAGTCGTGCAAATGCAAATGGTAGCGGCTTAACAGCGGGTAAATGGTGGCTTCCAAGTCTGGGCGAAATGATGATGATTTACGCGAACATGACGAAGATAAACTACGCACTTTCACTTATCAGTGGAGCTACGCAATTAGTAGAAGATGTTTATTGGACTTCTACCGAGTTCAGCGCGGCGAACGCATGGATTCTGTACCTCAACAGCGGCAACGCCAACAACACCACTAAGGCATCGAGCACGCTCAGAGTTCGCGCCGTGTCAGCATTTATTAGTTAATCTTTAATTCTTACACTTTAATCTTTAGTTCCCGGCGAAAGCCGGGAACATTACAACAAAATTTGGCTTATGACAAATAAGGTTAAATTAGTATCTAACACGCATCTATATTTAGATTGCCGTGCTTTGTTGAATGAGATATTAGACGTAACGCCCAATTTTCCGAGGGCATATAAATTCACTATCGGCGCAGAAATGCAACGATTAGGCGTTAGCCTATTACAGACAGATGCAGCGGCTTATATGGATAAAGCAGGCAGATTACAGCACCTTATCAAGTTCAAAACCGAATTTGAAACGCTTAAAACCCTAACAAGGATTGCAGGCGAAAGAAAATGGATTAAGGGAATAGGGCGGCACGCACATATCATCGAGCTAATGGACGCAATAGGCAAGCAAAGTACAGCGTGGAAAAATTCACTTACTAAAGTGGAAAAGCCAGAATCGGAAAGTTAAGACTAACCGAGCGTGCAGTTTTCCGTAATAAATGGGGCATATACCGTCATTTACGGTTAAGACCTACGAAAGTGGGTAAATACGCCACAGATTGCGAGCCTACCGAGAACAGCGCGACGAACGCATGGAATCTGAACCTCAACAACGGCAACGCCAACAACAACACTAAGGCATCGAACACGAACAGAGTTCGCGCCGTGTCAGCACTTCTTACGGAAATAGAAACATTGTATTTTAAAACATATAAACAAAATGGTAACAACTGACGGGCTTTTAGAGGCTTATTTTGATTGTCGCCAACGCAAACGCACGACGGCAAGCGCAGTAGTCTATGAAATGGACTACGAAAGCAAACTTATTGCTTTGCGCGACCGTATCAATATGCGAATCTACCAGCCTGGAAAGTCAATTTGCTTTGTCGTAACGCGGCCCCGGTATCGGGAAGTGTTTGCCGCCTCTTTTGAAGACAGAATAGTACACCACTATATAGCACTACGATTAGAGCCGTTATTTGAATTGGTATTTTGCCCGCGTACCTTTAATTGCAGAAAGGGTAAAGGGCAGCTTTACGGTATCAATACACTAAAAGCGGATATTAAAGAATGTAGCGAAAATTATACGGTCGATTGCTCTATAATGAAACTTGACTTAAAAGGCTTCTTTATGAGCATTGATAAATCGTTATTGGCTCTTATGATAGACCGCTTTATATGTGAATATTATAAGGGCGATGACATAGAAGATTTGCGCTATCTTTGCCGGATAGTAATTTTACATTGCCCTGAAAAGAATTGTGAGCGGCACAGCCCCGCGCATTATTGGGACTATTTGCCTGCAAACAAATCACTTTTCACTAACGGAGAGGGCAAAGGCGTAGCTATCGGCAATTTGTTCGCACAGCTTTTCGCAAACTTTTTGCTTAACGTGCTGGATTGGTATGTAGAAGAATTAGGCATTAAGTACCACGGCAGATATGTAGATGATTTCTACCTTATTCACAGAGATAAGACAGCATTACTTAACACCGTGCAGCCCATACGCGATAAGTTGGCATCGTTAGGGCTTATTCTGAACGAGAAGAAATTTTATTTGCAGCATTATAAAAAAGGCGTTGAGTTTACCGGCGCAATAGTAAAGCCGAACCGTAATTATTGCTGCAACCGAACTATTACTAATTTCATAGCGGCGGTTAGACGGTTGAACAATGCTAAGAACCTACGGCAAGTCATACACGCCGTTTGCTCAATCAATAGCTATTTAGGTTTGTTGCGGCACAGCAATGAATATAATATGCGTAAGAAAATCCTTTGTATGATAGAGCCACAGGCATTTGAATATATCTACATAAAAGGACGATATGAGATTGTGGCACTAAAGAATAAATATAAACAACGTAGAATAACATTAAAACGTATTCGTGATGGAGACTATTAAAGAAAGCCCGACGGCAATTTTACACACCGATAAAATCGACATTGGGCTAATTCAAATTTTAGAAATGTACTATAATGTAATAATCGGGCAAGCTGAAAACAGCGGCATAGTAATTGAATTATATAAAAAGTAAAAAAATGGAGATAACAACTATATTAGAAATTTTAACCGCCGTAATAACTGCTTTGGGCGGCTGGGAGGCTTTACGCTATGTCATAAATCTTAAAACTAACAAGCGAAAAGCCGAAGCCGAAGCCGACAGCGTAGATTTTAAGGTGCTAAGTGATGCAGTTGAATTTTTAGAGACGCAGCTAAAACAAAAAGAAGAACGCTTCGCCGAACAAACAAACCTTGTGCGTAATCTAAATGCCGAGGTTTTAGAACTGACAAAAGAAAATGGACGGTTGGAATTAGAATTAAACCGCTACAAATGTGTTGTAAAAAATTGTGGTAATCGTGAACCACAAAATGGATATTAACCAAAACTATATAAGCGTATGAAAATATTAATAGACAACGGGCACGGTTACAATACCGCCGGAAAATGCAGCCCGGACGGACGATTAAGAGAATATAAATATACTCGCGAAATCGCAGCCGTGTTGGTAGAGAAATTAAGGGCATTGGGGTACGATGCCGAGTTGCTAACCCCAGAAACTTATGATGTTTCTTTGAACACCCGCACAAGGCGAGTTAATGCGGTTTGTCGGAGCGTTGGGGCAAAGAACGTGTTAGTAGTATCAATTCACAACAACGCCGCCGGTAATAAAGGACAATGGCTAACGGCGCAGGGGTGGAGCGTACACATAGGTTTGAACGCATCCAAAAGCAGTAAGCAGCTTGCAAGTCATTTGGCAAAGGCGGCAGAAGCACAGGGCGTTAAGGTACGCCGACCATTGGCGGCCCAAGACTATTGGCCCCAAAACCTTGCAATATGTCGCGACACGCTTTGCCCTGCCGTTCTAACAGAAAACCTTTTCCAAGACAACCGCGAGGATGTGGCATTTCTATTATCAGATGCCGGGCGTGAAGCAATCGTGCAACTGCACATCAAAGGAATTATAAATTACATAAAGACAAGCGTATGAAAACGGTTAGATTATTAGCGGCTTTGATGCTGATAGCATCGTTAGCCGGCTGTCGGACAAAGAAAGCCGTAATTGACGAGAGTAGCACAGTAGTTCAGATTGACACCACAAAGACCGTAGCCGACAGCCTCACAGCCACGCAGACCGTAACCGGCGCGGAAATGGTAAGCCTCACGGCAACACACGCAGCAACCGACACCACAAAGACCGCCGCCCAAGTTGAGGAAAGCACGGTTATAGATTTTGTGGATAGCGGTGGCGCGGTGAGCATCGACACGGTGGGCAACGTAACGCTAACAGGCGTAAAGTCTATTAAGGGCGATATAAGGCGGCAGCACAACGAGGTTAAGGGATTTATCCGAACCGATGCCGAAACGCTCACAGAGGCAAAGGAAACCGCCCGAAACGAAACAATAACAAATACCCATAACGAGCAAGCAAACGGAGTAACGACCAACGAGCAGAAACAGAGCCGCCAAGAGAGGGAAACGACGGTAACGCGCCCGCGATGGTATCAGACTATATTAGCCAAAATCGGCGGCTTGTGCTGTATTGTGATTTTGCTTTGGCTGTTATTTCTATACTTGAAACGCAAATTTTAGTGTTTTCTGTAAATAGTGCTTTGCCCGCGTTTGCTTGTGAAAGCAGACACGGGCATTTGCGTAGAAGTAACGGAAACTGCCGTAGAACGACAAAAAATGCGTTAGGCTTATAAGTACACACCCGAAAGATTAAACGTGCTTAAAACGGACTTTTGGCAAAAATTTAACATTTTACTATTTATTCAAAACGTAATCTATCACTTTACGGTTTGCGGCATCTACTTTGTCACGGTTATACTTAATATATACGCCTGTAACCTTTGCACCGTGAGAGTGTCCTAACGCTTCGCTGATAGTGTCTTTTGGTATATCCAATTCGGCGGCATAGGTAGCCCACGAATAACGCGCCCAGTACCACGTTAATTTTTTGTCTAACGGTATCATTTTCCTTTGTCCGTTGCGGGCGGTTATCTCTTTACCGTCTTTGTCGAACATTGGCACACCGATACGCGCCAAAGCATTGTCTAACGTACCCTGATAGGCTTTAGCGTTGCTACACCTATCAAAGCAGCTTAACAGATGCTTTTTGCCCTTATACTTTTCAAGAATTGCCGCCGCTTCTGGCTCAATCTTTATGCTATAAAGTTTGCCTGTCTTTGCCCGCCGATATTCAAGCCGACCGTTTACCACATTGTCGGCGGTCATTACTGACAAATCAGCCATATTTACGCCTATCAGATAAAAAGATAACATAAACATATCGCGGTATTCTGTATAATGGTATTTTGTTTCAAGGCTTTGCAATATGCGCATTTTTTCTATAGGTAGCACGCGCATACGTGTTTCTTCTGTTTTAACGCGGTAGTGTCTGAATGGGTTGTTTGTCGTTATATCATGGTCGAGCGCATAGTTTACGGCGCGGCGTACCACTTTAATATATGCGGCGCGGCTGTTAATTGCCAAATCTGACATCGAGGTATAAAAATCGTCTATCCACACCGGCGTTATTTGTTCACAATGAATTTTTTTACAATCGCCACAGAACTTATTAAGTCTGATTACGGCAGTTTTGGCGATATATTTTGTGCCGGAGGCACGACCGACCAACGTACTTTGTATTAAGTCATATAACGAGGGAACGCCGATAGTTGGCTTTTCTAAGTCCAAATTAGTAAGCAGTTCCTTTATTTGCGGCCTGGTGAGTTTACGCCATTGCCCCGTTTCCATTAACTCTAATATACGATTGCCGACGCTTGTTAGCAGCGTCGTAAGTGTGTCATTAATACGCTTTGCACCTTTTCCGATGTGCCGTTTGGTTACGGCATCCCAATCGGCGGCGTTTACATATATACCAGTGCCGAGATAGATATTTGTGCCGTGACCGACAACTATCTGTATTGGGTAAGTGCCATCTTTGAGGGCGCGGCGAGTGTCAAGCCGTAAGGTAGATTTTGCCATAAGATTTGCTGAAAATTTGCTGAATTATATACCTAAAATACCCGATTTTCACCATATTTAGCCCCACTTTTTGTAATTTTGAATATATTGGAATTTGCGGAAATCCTTTGTAAATAGGGCTTTTGAGCGATTACAACATGGTTTCCTGTCAATAATCCCATTTTTATTAATTTATATTGTTTAATTTGCAATTTCTATTTATATATATTATTATTAATGTGTATGTAGGCTTGGCAGAATATTCCTCAGTGTCATTTTAGGAGCGATTTGCCCAATGCTCCATAC